AATTTATTAGCGTTAACAACTAGAGTAAAAACTGTTGTGTATCTGATACCATGAAAACCCTTAAGTTTATTTCCAATTTGTACGTTATCAAAAACATTAAAAGGAACGATGATAGTATCAAATGTTGAAGCCACATCTGCGTTTGTAAACGAAGATTGGCCGAGTGTGTATTTCCTAGGTCTAGCTAGAAAATTCTTCAAGTCCATACCAATATCAACACCAGGGGTAATGTCAAGTGACATATAATCCGATATCGAATTATTGATATTGTCTTCTACAACAATAGCATCATTGTAAAAGTGCGTTGTAGCTACGGTCTCGTCTGTTGCTAAAGCTTGAGCCATACTATCAACTTCAAAACGTCCACTAGCTTGTAAAGAAGCATATGGAAAAGTATAATTGTGTTTTTGGCCCACGTGGCCGGTTTTTGCTGGTCCAATATTTAGAAGTAAGGCCGACCCGAACCTTGCTTCGTACGAACGTTGCCACTGATTATTGGGAACTACCCCACCCATTCTGCGACGGTCAGCTATAAAGCCAGGGTTATTGTTTCCCACGGAATCTCTTTGATCATTACGTTCGATTTCAATCGTAAGAGAAGCATCGCAAGGAAACTCATGGTGTTCGTCACCGGCAGCTTGCAAACTCGCATATGGAGCTAAAGCTACAATTTCTTGAAAGGAATTATCTTCCTCTTCAAATACTAAGTGAGCAATGGATTTATCTCCATCTTCACTTAGCGTATTGAGTCTATTAGTTAAATAGTCAAAATTAACTTCTAAACCACGTATAGGATAGTTTTTCAAATATTTATCCATCGCTGGAGCATATTTAAGAAAAACATCATAAGGGTGTAGGGATAACTCCCTATAAAATTCCCTAATATGGCCCATCACAATATCCATGAAATAAGGACCGCGACGAGACCATCTAGGAGACTCCAAAATTGTATCTAAACTGAGAGCTCCCACCCAACGATCTAAAGATTCATCGAAATGAAAAGTACGTTTCAAGAAAGATACTTCCGTTATAGGTCTGTCTGGTGCTGTTAAATCACCATCTTTATCATCTAAAGTAATTGTGAGACCTAGATCTTTTAAAGCGTCATGGATGGCTTTCATAGTAAATACAGCTTGAATTCTAGGATGTTTAGACATAATATTGTCATCACCAACAACAAAGATCACTACATTGTCCCTAAATTTAATTAAAGTACTAGGAATAATTTTATAGTATGCGTATCTGATAGCAAGACATCCATAAATGGAATTAATAAAAATAGTACCAGGATGACCTGAAACTAGTGATGTCAACCATTCATAAATAATTTTATCAGAAATGTGTCGTGAATTTACAACTTCCAACCATAGAGTAGCTCTAACGTTGGTATTGTCATCATCATACCAATCATTCATGATATGAAATATGTACCAAAGAACTCTACTACGTTGGCTAATATCATAAGCTGCATAATCACAAGATAAAACATTAAATTTACGTCTATCATCGGAAAATTTCCCAAGCATTCTGGTCATTATATCCCATTCTAAGGAGAAGGGATTAGTACCCACGGCTGATTCATTTTCCAAACGGTTTTCTAAGAAAAATATCAAAAAGCTCCGAAATACATTCGAAACAATACCATATACATAAATGGCGCACCGCAAAACAATCGTGTGTCACCAGAAATTACTTTTGCAATTTTGCGCAATTCACTCTTAAGATTATCCGTAAATATCCATAACCAACGAATACCTTTAGACATATCATGTATACATCGTAATAATTCATTAACAAATGGAACATAAGCAGCATTGCTCTCATCTCGAGGTCCATCTCTCAGAAGTCTATTCTTGTATCTTTCTCCAGCTGCCTGAAATTTCATAGGAACCCCAGGTGATGTAGCTGAACTTATACCATGCCAGACAGAAATAGTGGAATCTCCCCATATAGCCTGTGCTGGTGTGAGTACGACCCTACGTTTAGTAGGGAATGGTATAGAATAAAGCATATTTCTGTAGTCAGCAACAGCCCTATTCATAGCAACTTCATCATAAGTAATATCTTCAGTAGGAAATTTAGACAATGCTTTAGCATAAGGATCTATTCCACCACTCGGTTTCAAAAGAGCTATATCTTTTATACTTTCTCCATTACCATATTTACGTAATGGGGAAGGCATAAGATCGGTCTTAAAAACGTAGGGTGAGTGTGATTCAGGTCCTTTGATTATAGCTAATATATTAAATTTACCATGAAACTTATCATTCGGAGGTAAACCTAATTCAAGTTTTCCTTGTAAATCAGCTTGAACTAAATTTTCTACCAATGCCGTACGGATAGCTTCCTGAGTAATAACTCCAGCATACCCGCGTTGAACTGTCTTAGTGCCAGCAAAATGCATACCAGCTATACACCTACCTGCAAATTGCGTTGAAAACAAAAACAAGGGAGCTCCACAGTCTCCTTCAGCAGTTGTAGAAATATATTCGATTGTTCTATTAACTATGAATCCATCAACTTCCACTTTATTGCATAAAGCTGTAGATTGAAATCTGGCTTTACGAGCCCAGAGATCTAACTCAACGTTAAAATTCGAAGGTAACTTCCCTAGATCATCCTCTGTGATGAATTTATCTATAATATCTCTACGTTGTTGTAAAAACTTGGTAGGAATAATAACTGCATGACCATCATCAAGTAAGTCACTTGTAATAGCACTATCTAAATAATTTGTTATATCCTTCGGTAGTATTTTACATAGGACTTTTCCAGTTGAGTCAGCCATCATCATCATAGCATCAGGATAGGTTATATGATATGTATACATGTGACCTAAATAGTGCAATGGAATAAGTAAATGTGTTGAATTCAAAATGATACCATAACCTAATTTCTTTAACGGATTAGCATTAAACATTATGAAAGCAACATTCTTCTCCGTAAGAGAGCGATTCAACTCTGAGTCTGATAAGGAAATAGATTGTAAACCAGGAGATGGATGTAACGGTGTTTTAACAGCTTTCTGTCCTGATTTATAATTATACTGTTTCTTAGAACTAACCTTCGATATAATTTTGTGAGAGTTGTGATAACTCTGTAAGTGTATTTGAGAAGCTAGATCAGGATTACTGACTAATACAGTACGTTCGAAATCAGAGAAATCTGGCTCTAATACTGTTTCTTCTTTATGGAACATCTTATATATACCATAGGTTGCTATAGCAGCTGTACAAACTGTAGTTATCATAGCTACAGCCGTAGTACTAGGATGCTCTCGCATTTTATTTAGAATTATACCCATGTAATCAGCAGCCTCATCAATATAATCTCGTAATTTTCCAAGTACGCCAGTACGTTGCAACTTCCGGTTTAAGTACTGAACACCAATACTAGGATCAAACAATTGTAAAGGAACCCAAACATCATAATTTTGCTTTGAATATATCAAGTCAAAAGCTGTTCGATCATATCTAAAAATCTGGAATGCTACATAGAAAGGATTAAATTCTTTGAGAAGTGATTCATTATACTTACATAAGATAATGTCAGTGTAATAAAGGTGTATTATTTCAAGGAAAGAACTCAGTTGATCTTTATCAACGTTTTCAGGGAGTAACTCAATGAAATTTTTCATCAAGCGTACAGCATTGTTATATGATTCAGGAGAAAAGCTAAGAGTTGAAAATAAAGTCCTTAAGTAAGGCATATATGTGGTTGCTCTAGCTTGTAACTCGGGGATGAATTCTTTCTCATCATCACTGTCATAGTTGGAATCCTCATCAGAGTCAGGAGCATTAACTGGAAATGCATGTTCTCTTGGACAAACAACGATGTCACCTTTAATATTTTCTGGATCACCTGTTTTAAGCAATCCTTCCCTCCAGCATTGAACACAATAAGAATTGGGATAAGGAATCTTAAACAACTCAAGAGCTTTAATCATAGCTACTC